TTTTGGATAAGTCATCAGGCCTTTGGGAGAGGTGACGCCATCGCCATTGGTGAAGGCATTGGTTTCTTGTTCGCCGAAAACAATCTGCACTTCCTTGGCCATCCAATCATCAATGTTGACAATCGAGTCATCCAACAAAGTTTGCGAGGCAGCAGGCATGGCATAAAGTTCCATGGTTTGAAACTGAAGCTGTGCCAGTGTGGCAGTTGTGGTTTGCGCAACACTGCTGGTTTCGCCGATCCAACCTGCTTGATTGCCATTGGTGTTAAATGGCTTGTTGAACACGTTAGCAGACACTTGCCGCACATCACAAATCTGACGGAAGGGCGAGGCCTTCGACAAGATTCGGCCAATTTCTGCTTCAGTTTCTGGCGGCACGAGATAGCCATCATCTTGGCCGGAACCAACCGACATGGCTTTGGCTTCCATGGCGTTCAAAGCATGTGCATCACCTTTGCGCACATAGGAATCGAAGGCCTTTTTACGTTCGGTGTTTTCCAGCTTCGGCTCAGAGGCCAATTGTGGGCGGCGTGATTTCAGAATCAAATCGTCTAGCGATTTGTTAATGCGATCAACTTTTTCGGTGGTGACAATATCGGCAGACTGGCGCTTTTCAATTTGCGCAAGGCGATCATCATTGGCCTCCTTGAAGGCTTCAAAGGCGGTGAGAACATCGCCGTAATCAGCAGCGGGTTGCGCCACTTTGGTTTCGAGTGCGTCCATGTATGAACTGCTCCTGTTTAAGTTTGCGTTGAACGGGCGAGAGAAGATGTAAAAAGTGAGTCCGCCTTTGCCCGCGCGTCAGACTTCACAGCGCTCACCCGCGCACCATCCAACATGGGGAAGGTGACGAGCGAGATTTCCCAGAGATCAATTTTTGTCAAAAGGCGTGCCGCAGTGGCTTTGTCTTTGCGCGCGCTCAACGTTTTAAAGCCAATCGAAAGCCCATCAATGCCGCCCGATTCAAGCAGCGCCAAAAGCTCCCGCCCACGTTGAACAAACTTATTCAGGCGGCCCAAAACATAAAGCCCACGCCCCGTCTCGCGCACTTCAAGCCACGCACCCACAGGCTCTGCCGGATCATGCTGAAACAACATGCGGATATCTTCAGCGGGTCTGCGCAACAACGATTGATGAAATGCGCCAGGCATAACAATATCGCCACTGGCATCGCGCTGATTGAACAGCGAGGCATAGCCGGAAAAGACGCCAGAGCCGGGCTGTGCCGATAAAGGCACATCCAGCCCGCGCCGTTTGAGACGTGGGAGCATCGAATAAAGCTTTCGTGAAGAATTAGATTTCTATTTTCCGTAACCGACGGCCAACCGCTTTTCAGCATCCGTGAGAAAGGTCGCGGCATTCACGCGTGCCCAGAGTGCATCGCGGTCATGGCTCAGGGCCTCTACCTGATCGAGATCAACATCAAGGCGCAGACCCTCTTCAATGCGAGTACTGACAAATGTGGTCAGTGCATCAATCACGCGACGCAGGATTGGCAAAACACTTTGCCGCCAGAACACCCGGTTGGCCTCAGTGTAATTGGAAAATGTGTTATCGCCCGGAATGCCAAGTAACTCGGCGGCACACCGAAAGCCAAAGCAATTTCGCGCGCCGCATTGTTTTTGGAATTGATAAAGTCCATATCTTTTGGGCTTAAACCCATTTCCTTCCAATCCAGGCCACCTTCCAAAACCATTGGCCTTCCGGCATTGGCGGCACTTTGGAAATTCTGTTCAAGTTCAGTTTTCAGGCGCTCAAATTGTTGCGCGGATAGAGTGCCATCACCGCCGGAAAAAACTAAGGCGCCCGATGGTCTGGCGGCATTGTCCAGCATCGCCTTGTTCCAAGCCGAGGCGGAGTTGTGTGTGTCGAGACTTTTCGCAGCCGCCTCTAAAGGTGAGAGCCCGTAATAATCATCGAGCGGATTAAACAGTTTGAGATGTAAAACATTCTCAGCACTTAAATCGGTAAATGCTCCGTTCACGGAGTATCTATAGCTTTCCACCCAACCCCGAGGCCCTGGAATTACCTGCATTCGGTCAGGCCGCAAGGGCACCAGCTCCTTGGGCACACCATCAACTTCGCCAATTTCTAAATAAGAATTGCCCGAGACGAGAAGATAAGAAACCAGAGTTTCGATCAACTCGCGCTGGCCGATTGCTGGGTTTGGATTGCGCAACAAATCCAAAAAAGGATGCGTGGTCAACTCGGCTTGGCCTTTATAAAGTATCAGTGGCACCGAAGCTGCGGCTTCCGCAATCATCCGCACACAGCGATAGGCAATGGCATTCCCGGAAAAGCCAGCTCTGGCAAAATGCAAATAATTGCGTGGTGCCCAATAAGGCTGGCCAATATTATAAAGGCTCACCATGGGTAAATTCGGCAAAGCTTTTTGCTCTGGAGTGAACAGCGATTTTAGTTTTTCAAACATTATCTTCCTCTCAAACCATCCGCACGCGAGGCTCAGCTGGGCCTTTAGTCAACAGTAATTCGGTGATGGCCCATACTAAAGCGTCGAGCCGATCCGGACTGTAAACGCCGCTTCTGATTTCGCTGCACATTTCATCTTCCAATTCTGGAAACGCGCCAACGTGAAACACGCGGCCCTGCTCATATAGTGCTGCCACCGGCTCTGCCCTTGCGGATTTGCCACGCGAAGCATGAACCGATTTGAAACTGACGTCAGGGTTCACCTCACGTAAAACTTGTTCCACCATTGCGCCGCCCTGATTGACTTCGGCAACAACACGGTCTGCTTTCCAATCTTGAAATAATTTCACGGCGCGTTTGGCCCAGCCTGCGGGTCTTAAACCGCGAACCGTTGCATCCTCTAAAACATAGGCGTTGCCAATTGCGTCCACGCCTGCAACCACAAGGCCGCAAGCATTGCTTTTCTTGCCAAAGCCAGCGGGAGGATCGACCGCCACTACGATGCGTTTTAACTGCGGCGCTAGTTTTACCCGCGCCATTTCAATCTGCTCACGCTTGAACAAGGCGTTGGGATCATCTTCAATCAACTCTCCCATTAATTCTTGCCGACCCAATCTTGTGCCGCCGTAACGCGCTTCAATATCGCGCATAAAACCCGGAGCCAAATTGGCCGCATTCGCAAAAGTTGTGGCGCGCGAAACCACCGTGGCCTCATCGCTTAAAAATTTCTTCAATTGAGCTGTTGGCCTTGGCGTGGTGGTGATCACGCATTGTGGATGCTCTCCCAGCCGCAATGCAAATTGCAACATGGCCCAAGCTTCATCTGCGTGTTTCCATTTTCCCAATTCATCACACCAACAGGCTTCAAATTGTGGCCCACGCAAAGTTTCCGGCTCATCGGCAGAAAACAGTTGTGCGGTGGAACCATTAGGCCAAGTGATCAGTCTTTTGGATGGTTGATACTCTGGCCGCTCTTCATTTGTGTGCACTGACAGCAGGCCCGATGGGCCTTCGATCATCACGTGGCGTGCTTCCAACAACGATGGCCCGATGATGGCCAAACGTTTTGCCGCCGTGCCCCAGTGGCCCAAAGCTTTGGCCCGCACCCATTCAGCGCCCGCACGGGTTTTGCCAGCACCGCGCCCACCCAACACGAGCCAATTGCGCCAGGTTAAAGGCTCTGGCGGCAGTTGATCTTCACGTGCCCACAACCGCCAATCCTGCAACAGTTCCTTCACCTCCGGCAGAGTGAATGTTTGCGTGGGTAGTTTCGCCCCTTGCAAGGCGCGCAAGGCGAAGCGCAAGTTCTTCACGCCAGGCGTCATCACGCCTTCTGCCTTCGCTGGCGAGAAGTCTTGTGTGCTTGCGTTGTTGTTCTTCAAGTTCCAAAACTTTCTCAAGTGTGCGTGCCAGAAGGTTGGCAGCGTTGATGCCGCGTTCATTTTCGCTGCCTTGGGCTAGGCTTTGTTCCAGTTTTGCAATGCGGCTTTGCACCAACTCTTTAAGTCGGGTGATCGCCTCTTTGGTTGAGGTGATTGGCTTGGGCTGCGGCGGTGCTGAAACAGGCTCAGATTTAACGGCTTTGCGCTTGCGAGGCCTGCTGCGCATGGCCCAGCGTTGTAATTTTGCGTGCTGTATTAAGGCACTGGCTTTCATGCCGATAGAGCATGCAATGTCAGCCACCGCTTCATCACGCGCCTCATAACGCGCGCGAATAGCGGGCCAATCAGGCTCTGCACCTGTTGCTATTTTCTTCGGCTTTTTCATGAGGTAATTTGCTGTGAAACTCAGTGGCCTGTTGCTTGGCCCATTTCTGGAGTGTAACCAGTAATAGGCTAGTCACCGCTCGGTGTCAATCTCTTTTTTCCTATTCACGGAATATATTTTTTAATCACGCCTTAAGCCACTATTTGCGGTATTATTGATCATGTCACACGCTCTTCCTCAAACTACAGTCACTTCTGACGTGGAGGAAATTTGCCTGACTTATGGCAATAGGCCTGATACCTTGATTGAGATTTTATACGATATTCAAAACAAACTTGGCCATGTGCCCGAAAGCACCCTGCCCGTCATTGCCGAGGCGCTCAATCTTTCGCGCGCGGAA